ATAAAGACTATTTAGAACAATTAAAAGAACTGGAATATCCGCTAGAAGAATATTATTTATATCCTAAAAGCTTAAAAGATGCACATGCAAAGCTAACAGATGAAATAAATAAAAGACGAGATGAGGAAAAACGGAAGCAGATAGAACTTCAGGAGAAGGGGTACAGGGAAATACTGAAGAAAATAAAGAAGCTTACATACTCAAGTGCAAATCTTGTCATAAGACCAGTTGATAGCATAGCAGAATTAAATACTGAAGGAATGAAGATGCATCACTGTGTTGCTACTTATAGAGATAAGGTAGTAGCTGAAAAATGCTACATATTCACAGTAAGAAATATAAATGAACCTGATGAGCCCTTTGCGACATTGGAACTAAGTCAGGATAAGAAAAGAATAATACAGCTCAGAGGCAAGTACAACGCGGTTGTGTCAGACGACATAGAAGCGTTTTGCAATCACTGGTTCAAACATATAGTTAATTCAAAAGAAAAGAGAAAGAAGGCATCGTAATGAATATTGTAGAAACAGAATACAAAGAAATCACAAGCATACAAGAACGAGAGACAGAGCAGCTGACAATAGAGGTCAACACAATCTATCAACAAATGGAGACGATTGGCAGTATAGGATTGCAACTTGCTGCAGAGGCGGGCGAAAGGCTTATAGAAATAAAAGGCAGATTAGCACATGGTGAGTTTGAATCGTGGTGCAAGGACAACCTGACATTCAGTAAAAGAAAAGCCGAAAATATGATGCGCTGGTCTCAAAAATGTAAGGATGAAAATAGCATTTTTTCAAAAACGCAAACGTTTACGGATTTGGGAATTTCAAAGGTTTGGGCACTTTTGGCCGCTCCGGAGGATGTAGCGGAAGAGGTCATAAAAGAAGGTGCTAGCGACATGTCAGTCAGAGAACTACAAGACGAAATATCCAGGTTAAAATCTGAAAAGAAAACAGCACAAGAACATGCAAGAGCAACGGAAGAAGAGCAGGCAAACATGGAGGAAGAGATAGAAATTCTAAAAAGGCAGCTCGAAGAAGCTAGAAGAGAATCTGAAAGAAAAGCTGAAGAGGAAAACTCGCAAAGTACATCTGAAGCTGAAGAGGAAATCGAACAGCTAAAGAAGAAACTAGAAGCTGCGGAGACAAACCTCCAGAAAACAAAAGAAAAGTTAAAAACAGAAAAGAATAGCAGCGATAAAAAAATTGAAGAAGCCATCAGTAAAGCCAAAGCAGAAGCTCAAAAGGAAGCTGAAGCAAAGACGAGCAAGTCGTTAGAGGACATTACAAAAAAGTACGAGGAATCACAGGATGTCATATACAAGCTGCAAACAGCACTGGCAAATAGCGAGAATAAAGCACTTGCGATATTCAAGGTTAAGTCTGATTTACTACAAGAATCGTTCAATTCTTGTTTGGATTCTATTGAGGAAGTAGCTGCAGAGGATCAAGACAAGGGTGACAAAATGAAAGCGGCCTTAAAACAGATAATGTTAAATCAGATTGAGAGATTATAAAAGGAGAATAGACATGGCACTAAAAATAACAATAGTTATCTGCGCAACACTGGTTATACTTACGCTTATTAGCGAAAAGGGAAAAGGCGGCAAGTAATGAGGGATAAGAAAGAGGGAATCCGATGCGCTCTGTGTGGAAAGAAACTTAGTCATAATAATGCATTTTACACAGACATGGGCGAAGAGGAAATCACCGTATGCTTCGGATGTTATCTGAAGATAAAAAAGCAAAACAATATCTTAAAGGAGGCTAATCATGAGAGTAGCAATTGATGATAACTGGAGCGTTTATCAAAAGGGCGAAAAGGTCTATGCAAGTAGAAAGAAACCCAAGATGGTAACAGCTATCGGAACATCTGGGCACAAGTTAGCTGAAGAGGAACTTATGGGCATGCTCGAGAGATTCTTAAGCATGAAAAATATAAAGTCAGGAGATCAATAAGATGCTAAACAAATATAGAGCGTGGTGCGTCAATACAAAAGAAATGAAGAGGGTTGCGAAAATAGACATAACCCCATATGTAATCACATGTGAAATCGAGGTTGATTCAGAATGCAGATACGGACCACTATTGATTACAGGAAAATATCCAGACGCGGTTCTAATGCAATCAACAGGGCTAAAAGATAAAAACGGAGTAGAAATATTCGAGGGAGATATATTGCGCTATGGAAATGACGCAATAAGCGTAACAGGAGAAGTGATAACAAAACTAGGAGAAGCCATACTATATGGCAATAATCTTTGTTGGAACCTATATGCATTGAATAGAGACGGTGGCGTAAAAAATACGTTAATAATTGGCAACATATATGAGACACCAGAGCTCAGGAGTAACAAAATGATAGCAAAGAAATGTAATGCATGCAGCAGCGTTTATCTCTCTGGTCCAATTACAGGACTTAAGGAGGAAGATGCAAGAGCAGCATTTGAAAAAGCTGAAAAGCTGCTTGAAGCAGAATACGAAAGAATCGTTAATCCAATGAGATTTGAGTCGGCATATCAAAGTGCAAACCTGACGTATGATGAAATGATGGACATAGATCTAAGATTACTAAAGATGTGCAAGGCAATATATATGTTAAAAAACTGGGAAGGTTCAAAGGGTGCATGTATAGAAAGATTAACAGCCTTGCAACTTGGAATGAAAATCATATACGAAGATTAAAGGGGAGCAAGAGCTTCCCTTTAGGGCTATAAAATGGTACGAAAGGAACAAACAGAAATGAGAAACGAAATCGAAATACTTGCGAGAAAAGAATTAGAATCCGCAAATGAAAAGTTCTCACTATTCCACAGCAGCCACGAAGGTTTCGCAGTGCTGCTTGAAGAAGCCGAGGAACTCGCGGAAGAGTCGAATGAGATAGAAAAGATAATGAACTCTTGGTGGCTTTACATAAGAAGAGATGAAGATATAGACGTGCAAAAGAAGAGAGTTGACAGAATAAGAAGCCGTGCAGTCAATGCGGCTATGGAAGCAATACAGGTTATAGCAATGTGTGATAAGTTCAAAATGTCATTATAAAAAACTACATATATATATGTAGAAAAACATCGCGAGTGAAAGTCTCGCATTCGAGCTTGATAAGAGTATTAGTAAAAGGGAATCGCTGAAGAGGAAATTATGGCTGAGCAGAAAATTATAAGAGAAACATGTGTAGCTGGTCGCATGATAGATCACATAATAAAATTACCTACGGGAAACCATAGAGGAAGACGTGGTAAAAGAGTTAATCCCAGCTCTGAAAAAGTACAAAAGAATAATGACAGAATAGCTGAGAGAAATCTTAGAAGATTGCTCGCTGCAAACTTTGGTTATGGCAGTGGACATTTCACACTAACCTATGGCGATAAAGCACCAAGTAACATTCAGGCAAAAAAAGACTTGGAATGCTTTTTGAAGAAGTTGAGGCGTGATTTACGCAAAGAAGACATTGAGCTAAAGTATATCGCTGTAACAGAATACGAAAACCATAGGATACATCATCATCTTGTTATAAACACAGTGAATGTAAAAGCTGTAAATGATTTGTGGTCAAAAGGATGGATAAAGATGTCTGCACTGGATAAGACAGGAAACTATTGCAGGCTTGCGAGCTATCTCATCAAAGAAACGCAGAAGACATTCAGAACCGAAGAGAGTGCACACAAGAGAAGATATTCGACTTCAAGAAATTTGGTTAAGCCGATAGTGAAGAGGGAATTTGTAAGTGGCGCTGAGCTGTTTGATGATCCTAAGCCAATGCCTGGATATTACATCGACCAAGATAGCGTGAGAAGATACGAACACCCTTTCACAAAGGTTGAGCACTTAGAGTATGTCGAAATTGCATTAGACACACCGAGAAAGTATAAGGTTTGGCCAAGAGGCAAGAAAGTAAAGGCTGAATCTCAAAGGACGATACGAAATGACCAACTCGATTTATTCGAGGAATTTTAACATGCACAGAAAGGACGCGATATGAAAAGAGATTATCAGAGACAGAAAAATAATAAATATATTTTGCCTAATGCGGTATATCATACAACACTCTGGCAGATAAGAGACTATTTTCGCATGAAAGAGAACGCGCAGGATATTTTAGATGAATCACCCGCACCACCTGACGGGATGCCACGGAGCGGAGATATAATAGATCAAGTTTATATAAAGGCGCAGAGAAGAGCTATATACATCGACAAGATTAAAGTGATTGACGATGCTATAAAAACGATTCCAGAAGAATACAGAAAAGGCATATGGAATAACATCATTAGAGGAGACCGCTATCCTGCCGATGCAGAGCGTGCAACATACGGTCATTATAAGTCAAAATTTATCCTAAAAGTTGCAGAAGGCTTAAAGCTTATTTAAAGCAAATGCGACACACCGGGAGAAAAAATATATATTATTATGACAGTGTGAGGAAATGATAATTCACTCCTTTCTTAAGAAATTATATGCACAATTGGCAGTCGGCAAAGGGCACGGCTGCCTTTTGTGTTATGGAGAACAGATGGCAAAAGCATGGGCTAAGGCGTTTTACAAATCAAAAGCATGGGCGGAGGCTAGAGAAGCAGCACTGATAAGAGATGGTGGCATGTGTCAAAATACTGGGTGTATGCATCCTGCTGAAGAGGTACACCATGTTATTGAGCTAACACCTGAAAATATAAAGGACTCAAGAGTCGCATTAAACCTAGATAACCTGAAGAGTCTTTGTAAAGACTGTCACTTTGCCGAGCACAGACATAAACTACACGCAAATGAAAGAGTCGATAAGATACTAACGAATGGATATTACTACGACAATGGTGTCATGAAGTTCACAAAGGTTTACATAGTGTCAGGCGCACCAGCGGCAGGCAAGAGCACATACATCAGCAAACACAAAGAACCAGGAGATCTGCTTATAGATTTAGATAAAATTAAAGATGCACTAGGGCAACCGCGAGAAAGCAAGTACAGCAACCTCACAGGTCTAGCATTAAATCTAAGAGAATATCTTTATGGATTGGTAGCAGATAGAGACTCGTTGATAGACTGTAAGCATGTATGGATTGCAGCAACACTTCCAAATAAATTCGAGCGTGAATCATTAGCAAAGAGGTTAGATGCGGAAGTAATTCAGTTAGAAGTTAGCAAAGCAGAATGCCACAAGCGAGTTGCAAATGATAACAAACGCATGGATAAAGATTACGAACACAAGATGGTTGATAAATACTTTAAAAAACTTACAGAACAGAACACATAACCCCCCCTTCAAAAAATAAGGGGAGTGTCCATAGGGGGACCGGAGGAGAGGGACAGATGTAAACATGAACGCGCACACGAGGGGGGTGTGGTCATTTGGGAAAATTTATACAGATTTACGACGAGAAAAAACGAGAAAGCGTTAGAAAACGCGAGCGAACAAGACTTAGAAAAATATTGGGTGCAGATAATGATATCGTCACATCGTTAATAGATCGAGCAGCTTTTTTGCATGCAGAATTAATCGAATGTGAAGAGATAATTAAGCGAGATGGCATCATAGAGACATATAAAAATGGCGAAAATCAGTATGGGAATAAAAAGGCAGCAGCGGTAGACGTCTACAACAATTTGATAAAATCTTACAACACAGTTATAAAGACTTTAGCAGAAAGCAGAGGGGAGACAAGCGCTGAGCAAGATGAACTTCTTGCTTTCATGGCAGCGAGGCGATGAGTTATATTATCGAGTATGCAGATGCTATATTTTCAGGGGAAATATTGGCTAACGATTTTATCAAAAGACAGTATGAGATTTTAGCAAATAGAGTGGTTCAGCCTGATAGGTTTCATCTTGACTTAGATATTGCGAATAGACACATTGATTTCATGGAGATGTTTTGCAGGCAGTCACAGGGAGACAAAGGAGCGTCGTTAAAGCTTGAGCTCTTTCAAAAAGCAAAATTCGAAGCAGCATATGGCATGGTCGATGATGATAATTTAAGGCAATACAGAGAGGTAAACTGCTTTGAAGGCAGGAAGAACGGTAAGACCACAGAAGCTGCAGCAATTGCACTTGATGCACTAATAAACGATGACGAAGGAGCTCCGGAGGTATACTTTATAGCGACAAAGCTGGACCAAGCGAAGAAGGGGTACACAGAATCAAGGAATATGGTGCAGCAATCACCTGCACTTCGTAAGCATATAAAACCGAGAGGATTTGATTTATACTGCAGAGGGAATTTTGGCATAATAAAACCTCTTGCGACTGATATAAAAAAGCTCGACTCATACAACGCATCATGCGTTATTGTTGACGAGCTGGGAGCGCTCACAAGCAGACGTCCATATGATGACATGAAGCAGTCTCAGTCAAGCATGGCGAGGAAACAGCCAATGCTGTGGGCAATCTCGACAAACAACTTTGTAAGACAAGGAATATTTGATGCACAAGTTGAATACGGCAAAAAGATATTAAGAGGCGATGCAAAAGACGATCGCTTTTTATTTTTATATTACGCGCTAGAAAATGAAAGCCAGTGGACTAATCCGAAGTATTGGATTATGGCAAATCCCGGTCTGGGAACAATAAAGAGCAAGGAATTTTTAGAGGACTCAGTAAATAAAGCAAAAAACGATCCTGGATACAAAGCGACGGTTCTAACCAAAGATTTTAACATTGCGCAGGAAAGCAATCAGTCGGCATGGCTAACACCGAAACTTGCACAAAATGAAGAGGTTGCAGATATGAAATATCTTGAAAATTCATATGCTATTGGTGGATGCGATTTATCAGCAACAACAGACCTTACGTGTGCAAGTCTTATTGTTTGCAAAAAAGATGATCCTAAAAAGTATCTATTGCAGCAATATTTCTTGCCGCAACAGAGACTTGATTATGTTATGAGTCAAGAAGAGCCAGAAGCACCATATACGCTTTGGGCAGAGCAAGGTTGGCTCACAGTATCTCCAGGAACGCAGGTTGATTATTCGCAGGTCAGTCTATGGTTTTATAAGATGGTTAAAGAGCATAACATAAGACCTCTTTGGATTGGATATGACAGAGCACTTGCCGGCTATTGGGCTGACGAAATGATAAATAATTACGGATTTGAGCTAGAAAAAATTGCACAAGGGGCGTACACGTGGACATATCCAATGAAGCAGCTAAGAGCAGAATTTGAAGCAAAAAACGTGGTATATCAAAACAATCCTATGTTTTTATACTGCTTGTTAAACACAGGCGTTAAAACGCGTAATAGCGACAATATAGAGTCTATCATGCCTGTTAAACTACAAAACAACAGACGAATAGACGGAACCGTGTCAGCGTTAAATGCTTACACCTGTTTAAAAAATCATGAAGAGGAATTTATGCGCTATGTCGCAAGAAAGGGGTAAAATGAACTTCTTTAGTAACTTTTTTGGAAAGGCAAAAAAGAAAATATCTCAGCTACGAGAATTTATTGAAATAGGAGGCTATAGAGCAATATTCTCGAGGTTTGGAAACAATCAGTGGGAATCGGAACTCGTCAGATCGTGCATAAGACCGATAGCCTATCACACATCAAAGGCAGAGGCAAATTCCTCTGATAAACGTTTAGAGCGGATATTAAGAGACCGCCCCAATCTGTACATGAACGGAGTAGCGTTTCTTTCTAAGGTCCGTACGATGTTAGAACTTAAAAATACAGCTTTTATAATCATCATTCGCGACGACAGAAATAAGGTTATTGGATTTTATCCGATGCCGTACACATCATTCGAAGGAGTATTAAGTCCGACGAATAACCTGTATATCAAGTTCGAAACTCAATCAGGCAGGAACTTTACTTTTCACTGGGACGACATTGCGGTTCTGCGAAAGGATTACAATGAAAATGACATCTCAGGAGATAATAACTCGCCAATTTTAAACACTCTTGAAATGCTTAACACCTCAAATGAGGGCCTCTCGAACATGATAAAGAGTACTGCAAATTTGAGAGGTATTTTAAAGACAACAAAATCCATGCTTGATCCTGGAGATTTAAAGCAAGTCAAAGAGGATTTTGTAAAGGACTATCTAAATATTTCAAACGAGGGTGGCGTTGCAGCAATCGACAACTCGTACGAATATCAGGAACTGAAGGCAAGTCCGCAGGTAAGCAATTACGCAAATATAAAAGAATTCCGAGAAAACATCATGAGATATTACGGAGTTAACGATAGCATCTTGATGGCAAAGCAGACTCCGGAGGAAATGCAGGCGTTCTACGAGTCACGTATTGAACCTTTTTTGATGGAATTATCCATAGAGCTTACAAGCAAGGTTTTTACCGAGCGTGAAAAAGGATTTGACAATTATATCGTATTCTCAGCTAATACAATCCAGTTTATGTCTACCACCGAAAAGCTTAATTTGTGGAACATGGTAGATAGAGGAGCAATGACTCCAAACGAATGGAGAAGGACGCTGAACTTGCCACCATTACAAGGTGGAGATGAACCTATAAGGAGACTGGATACAGCTCCAGTCGGAACTCAAACTGTAGAAAATGAAGAGAGTGAAGAGGAGGAAAATTAAATGGCAGAACTTGACAATATTAAACGTCTTATTGAAGACAAACATGTACAGTTCCGAGATTTTAACATCGGAAATGTTGAAACAAGGGAAGGTACAAACGAAGGCCAGGAGCAAATGATAATCAAGGGCAGACCTATTGTCTTTAACAGCGAAACTCTAATATGCAAATATAGGAATTCGGAAATATGGGAAACCATAGATGCAAAGGCTCTTGATGATGCTGATATGTCAGATGTTATATTCAACATGAATCATTGCGGAAGAGTCTTTGCAAGGACGAGAAATGATAGCCTAAAGCTATCTAAAGATGATAAAGGGCTCAGCATGGAGACTGAGCTTTGGGAAGATGACGAAGGTCATAAGAGCTTGTACAGAGACATCAAGCGAGGCATTCTCGATAAGATGTCATTTGCATTTACAGTCAGAAAGTCAGAGTATGTGATCACGGAAGATGAAGACACAGGAACAGAAAAGGTTCTGCGAAAGATCTTAGAAATTGACAAACTGTACGATGTATCAGTTGTTGATATTCCGGCATACGATGCTACTGAAATATCAGCGAGAAATGCGTTTGCAGCGGAAAGCGAATTACGCAAAGCGGAAAGCATCAAGGCGGCAAGCCTAGCTCGCGAAAAATATAACTATGAAAAAATCAAAATGGAGGAAAAGTAATGAATCTAAAGGAATTAAGAGAAAGATTAAAGGAAATTGATACACTTGTAGCAAAGAGCGAAAGTGCTGACGAGGTGAGAGGTCTCATCGATGAAATGAAGGAACTAAAGCAGAGAGAAAAAGAACTCATGCAGCTAGAACAAAGAGCTAAAGAGGCTGAGATGATCAATTCCGGGCAGGGTGGAGCGACAATCATCGAAAGAAATCTGCCAGTAGAACC